ATCCTTCTCATTACAGATGGCACGTAAAATACGCTCTTTATCTATAGATGAGTTAGTTGTGCGTAGTGTATCGTATATAGTCATTAGATAGTTTCCTTTTCAAATCTAGAGTCAACGAAATTAACTTTATTTATAGAGCATGTTTTATATACTTGTTCACTAGTTGCTTTCTTAACAAGCAGATAATGCACGTGTATCTCATCTTCCCTATTCTTATTAGCTTGTCTAGCACGCCGTTGTGTATGCTTAGCCGTGCTAAAGTCTTGCGAATAAATAACTAGGTGTTTATGCTTGTGTAAGTCAACGCCTTCAGCATTAGAGGTACCCTGTAGTATCTTAGCTTTCTTAAAGTACTGGTTAAGCTTAACACCTTCTTGTACGTACTGATACATAATAACTAGGTCTTCAGTATCGCCCCAAGTCTTAAGTATAAAGTCTATCTTCTCTGTATTACCTAGTGATAGATACTGCTCACCTACTTTAAGTACACCACCTTCAACCATATGAAGTGCATATCTTAGTTTAGCTGGTGTATCACATATTAACTCATAGTCTTTACCAGTTTCTCTATGCGTAAAAGCTAATACCTTAGTTTTAACCAGCGTATTATAGACATACCTAGTTACCTCATTTAGCTCAATCCAGTGTATTATATCTTCTGGCTCTTGCTCAAACCCAAGCTCTTTACGTGTATAGCTAACAAACAGATGCTTAACATCGTGCATAATCTTGGCTACTTGTACTGCGGAGTAGTCAATAACATCTTGTGTTGCGCTAATACGAATAGTCTTAAGCCTACCAAAGTCATCTCGTTGCGCGTAAGCTTTGAACCAGTCATAAAAGTCTCTGTACATACTCCAAGGTGAATACCTGGATAGCGCAAACTGATGAAATAGCTGCTGTGGACCCTGCGCATGAGGTGTTGCACTAGAGTATATAACTTGTGCATTGCCTATAGCTTTATGAACCTTTGACCAAATACCAGATGTCTTAGGATATGCAGCACAGTAGTTATGTGGTTCATCAAGTATAACCACGTCAGGCGTAATAACTACTTTATCTACTGAATGATAATTGATAAGCTGCACGTTCCGCATACCATGGTCAAACTCATTAAGTGTCTTAGTCCAACCTACTAACGCTTTCTTTTGCGTGACAATAAGTACACTTTTAGCGCCTAGCATCCTAGCTATAAGTAATGTAGGAATAGACTTACCTGTACGTTCCTCCATACTTAGATAGACTATACCATACTTACGCATAATCTCATAGCCTTGAGTAGCTACTTCAACCTGATAATCCCATGCTTGCATTATTCACCTGATGGCTTTGATTGTATTGGACGTTGACGGAATATACCTGAGCGTATTGCATCAGTGATAAATATACCGTATATTGCTTCAAACCTAGTTGCAACTTTCTCACTCATTACCGAGCCATTCAGATAATTGCTTATCTGAATGGGTTGAACAGTAAGAGTATCATCAGATAGTGACTGCGCCATTTTATATAGCGAAGGTATCTGATATAAGTCAGCAACATAGTCTAGAGCATCTCTAGTGGACATCTTAAGTTGCTCTTCACTCATTAGACAAATGCCTCCCCGTCAACTGGCTTAAAGCCATCTGTTTCAGGTTCGATGTAAACAGACATATCGAACTCAATCTGGCCAATATCACAGCTAGTTACCATTGAGATAAGCTGGCGCTGCTCCTCAAAGTAAACAAGAGGGTTTTCTGTAATACCTTTAGCAGGACAGCGTTCTTTATAGTATTCAATAGCATCAGAGAAAGCGCTATCTGCATCTTGAATAATCTTTTCTGCTGTTTTAGCACCGCAACCTGGTACACCTGGTATGTTATCAATAGTATCACCCATAAGTATCTGGCGGTATAAGTTAAGAATTGCTTCTTCAGGCGTAACCGTAACCCACTCTTCTTTAACATACATGTAATGGCGGCCAGGAATTTGTAGAATATCCTTATCAACACCACAGTGTACTGCACCGGTTAATACCATATCAGTTGCAATACCATCGTCAGCCTCGTAGCCATCCATACGTATAGCACCGTACTTCTCAACTAGGTGTTCCTTACAATGGTCAAGGAATGTAGGGTGTATCATACCTACACGATTACCTTTATACGGCTTGGTTTTAGCAACGGTGTAGCGATAGTTATCTCTACCAGATAGGTAGATACGCATATCATGAATTCCAGTAGCAGTACTGATTTTCTTAAGCGTAGTAGCAATAATATCATCACAGGCTCCAGCCCATGCATCATTACATACTGCTGCGGTACGGTATGCGATTGTGTCTCCATCAACCGCTAGAACTAATTTAGACATAGTATTCTCCTAAGTGTTTGATTGTTTAGTTACTTTCACGACGTGGCTATCTAATACTTCTTTAACCCAAACAGTTGAGTTATGGTCCTTAGTATTTAAAATAATAAGGTCATTTTTACGTACTAACCCAGTTGTTTTATTAAAGTAACCTGGGGACATTACAGTATCTAACGTATCACTAGTTACATAGTGCCAATTAGTAAAGTTATTAGCATAGCCTAAAACTCTAAAATTCTTCTCTTCAAAAGCCATGATTATCCCCTATGCAGCTATTTCGTATCTAGCTAAAATACGTTGTAAAGCCATTGTAGGTGGTATAAAGCTAGTGCCTTTATCAATATTAGCTTTAATACTAGGGTCAGTTTTACCTTTAATAACCTTAGTATTATTACTGTTACAAATAGCATCAACAATATCATAGAATGCTTCTTCCATACCCATATTCATAAGTCTAGGAAGTACTATACCATAAATGGCGATTAAAGCAGCATTCATTGCTGCAAATGTATCCCATTCTTCACTGAACTCACTTACAGTAGCTAACGCAACTGGATACATTGTGTATAGTAACTTAGCATCCATACGTTGGAAGTGCGTAGCTGCTTCTGTTCCTATATCTTCATCTGCTCTATCAATACCTAGTAATTGTTCAATAGCATAATCAGGCATGCCAGCTTTCCACAAAATACCCATCGCTACAAATACTATGTCGCCAATAGCATCAAGTACTTCTACATTGTCACTACCAGCTTCAAACAATTCATTAGTTTCTTCGGTTAATAAAGATACTGCTAGGTCCAGGTCCAGTATTTGGTCATAACGTGCAGCATTCCAAGCAATACATTTTTCTACAATATTCATTCTAGTCTTCCTCCAGGGATTTAATATGGTCAAATTCAATAGTGTGTAGTTGATTAACGTTCTTAAATTGTGCTAGCCATTCACTGTGAGAACGTATGGACTTATCTACGTAAAAAGCTACGTATTTAACTCCTACTGTTGCCATTAGTTTCAAGCACTCAGAGCAAGGCGGTAACCCATAGATATACATAGTATCTATATCGCTTGGGCGACCGCCGTGATTTAGTAAAGCATTTACCTCCGCATGAATAACTTTATCATGCTTATGACTAGTGTCACTATCATCATAACCGGCAGGATAACCATTAACACCTACACTAACTATACGGCCTTTGCTTAATGCAACTGCACCTATTTTAGCTTTTGGGTCCTTGGATAAGCGACTGGCTTCCATAGCCATGCGAAGGTAAATCTTATGCTTATTCATCTTCGGTAATATCCTCTGCTTATTCATCTTCGGTAATATCCTCTGCTACCTTAGCTGCATCCATAATAGACTGCCATGCGCTAAAGCTATAATTACTGTTTGTGCATAAGATAGCAATTGCAGATGTAATAGACGTGATAGCAGCTACTTCATAAGTAGTTAGTACACGCGGTTGAGTAAGTAAGATACCCATAACATCGTGAATAAAGCAGTTAGAGATAGGTAGCAAGTCACGCTGCTCCAGGCGTGAGCGGCTTAGTACGTCACGAGCTAGTTTACCATAGCCAATGATATCATGCCAATTGTCTTTAACTTTACCTGTGCCGCATACCACACGAGACATTTTATGCACAACCATGTGTAATGCTTCTTTATCTTCATACGATAAAACTACATCCATAGCATTTGCATACGTATAGATATGGTTTAATACAGTTTGAGTAACGCGAGAGTTATCTGCAAACTCTCCGTACTTAGAACCGCGTTGCTGCAGTGTGTTACTAATATCGTTCATAATTTACCTTTCTAGACGTTAAGTGGAAATTTAATAGCTGGTTGATACTGACCCTCGTAATTAGATATAGCTAATTCTTCAGGTAAGAATGTTTGCATATCATCTGCGGTACAAACTGCTTGTATCGGTGTTAAG